TTTACACATTTGGTTTTGAAATTGAAAATGGTCGTTCACGAGACTATTTTCAACCCCAGTTTTGTGGGAAACCTCCTAAGGGAGCTAGCAGTTTGGTATGACCAACTCTTAGTCACCTTAGCTGGAGCCCTCATTTATCTGGGGGGAATTGCACCAGGTTTTCTGGTTGCTTTTCCTGTACTGTTTTTAATAATGTACATCGCGCTCAACCTCATGCGAGAGTCGTTTCTTTTAATTAGCGACATTCTCATGGGGGGGGTCCACTTCGTGGGTAGAGTAACAGACTCGATCAGATTCAGATCAACAAGAATCTGGGAGCCTAAAACTCGAGTTGTCCTCGACGACGACTATCCCGTTACGAAGCACTTAGGCGAGCCATTGATGATACGAGTCCAGTCCACCAGACTAGGATTGTATCAGGTAGCCTATTCGACCCTGGACACCGACTTTGAAGACCCAATTGGTTATTTCCCGCACGTTGCTAAACTTGATTTACAACCAGCGGTTGAGATTACCTGTGAGAGCTTACAACCTCTCTCAAAACGGGTTTCCACTAGTCGTCCTAAGTACGCAGTCACTTTCTTTAACCAAGGCGTGGCAGTTGGCACAGGATTTCGATACCAAGATTTCTTAGTGACGGCAGCTCACGTAGTGACTACAGCTGATTCCTGGGGTGTACCTGGTAAAGTAGGTTCGGTATCCGTTTCTGACGATGAATTTCGTTACGTAGACGGCCAAGATGTCGCTTTTATGCGAGTCAAACCGATCGTATGGAGTAGATACGGAGTGTCGCAACTCAAGAACTACCGATTACCAGGTCCCGGGATGAGTGGCGTGTTGTGCTACTATTCAAACAAACACGGCGTCTGGGTCAAGGCGCGAGGACCGTTGGTCGACTCCAAGGATGGCGAGATTTTACATCGCATTTCCTCCGAGCCGTCAGCATCCGGTGCTGCTATAGTGCTGGATTCCGGACATGTCCTGGGTATCCATTTAGGTACTCATGGAGATTGTAACCGGATGGTTAGTTTCTTCAAACCTTGGCTTTACATACGTAACCCCGCCATCGAAATGATTGTTCGCATAGCTTCCAAAGGTGAAGGCATCCCTATCAAAGAGGATGAATCCCTTGGAGAGCAGCGCGATAACATCTTTGACCGTGAGGACGTACAGGCTGCTATGGCTCATATGCGTAAATTGCATAAAGAGACAGAAGCGCCCGACGACTTCGAGGATTACTTTGACGAGGACCTGGACGCCACAGCCGCCGACCGCTTACGCTACGCGTGGGAAACGGGTGAATTGGAAGACATAATTGATTTGTATGACTTCTCTGATTACGTCTATGGCGTGGCCACGAGCCACCCTAGATACCAGCGACTCGACAGAGATTACTGGGCAAATAAGAGAACGAATGAGTCTTATGTACCGTTAGTACTCCCTTCTATAAATGAGGGTGAGGAAAGTGGTTCCTTAATTCAGGATTTTCAACAGGGCTCGACGAAGACCTCGTTCGAGCCTATGAAGCCCTTGACCGACACGTTAGGAGCGGAGGCTACACAGCAAGTACTGAGTGGGCTTACGGATCACTTACCTTTATCGGTAGATGCAACCCCAAGCACCATCAAGAAACCAAAATCCCGAAAGAGCCGCAAGAAGAAGAAGTCAAAATCTTCCAAAGGAACTTCGGTAGAGCAGGTCTTGAATCAGAATACGAAGGAATCTGGGACTACTCAAATCCCCCTTCAGGATCTCACGAAAACTATGAAGCCTATAGAAAGCACGTCGGTAGGCCACGCGCAACCGCCTTTGATGAGGACCAACTGCGAGAATCCGCAACGAGAGTTGGTAGACTGCGTGGAGTTATTAACCTCCACAGTGTCCCAACTTCTGAGAACTATGGAGACTATGCATTCCTCCGCGCCTGCATCGAGTCAGCAGTGACCAAGATTGATTTGACGAAGACACCCGGCTATCCATTGAACTTATTGTTCGCAAAGAACTTTCAAGTACTGGAGAGTGTCAGGGAGGATGTCATTTTGACGGCAATAGCAAGATTGCATTTATGGTTAAGAGATGACGTAGAGTGGGGGAGAGTCCTTGGTGAGTCGATTATGATGATTGAGTTGGGTCTTATGGACCCTTCGTCCGTTTTCATTAAGAAAGAGCCTCATCCCAAGCGAAAAGTCGTAGAAGGTAGATACAGGTGTATAAACCCAGTATCCCTCGTCGATCAGCTTGTGGAGAGTGCCCTTTTCAATGAATATTCGGAAATTCTCATCAACAATCTATACACCTGCGGCAGCGCGGTCGGGATCGGTTTTACCGATCGACAGATGAAAGAGTTTTCTGACTTTGTGTTAGATACTAGTCTTAGAGTTAATTCTCGCCCCGTGGCAGATGATGTCCGAGGGTTTGACTCAGTTCACACATTTCAGACACTCATGTCAACTGTCTTGGTAGACGAATTTTGTGTCAGAATCGACGGAGGAAAGGAAGCTTGGGTTCGAGCGAACAAGATGTGGGTGTATTGCACCTGCTTCTCAGTAGCCGCCCTGGGCTCCCGATTATACCGGAAGACTCGTCCTGGAATGTTAAATTCAGGATCAAAAGACACTTCCCGACGCAACACTTTGTTGAGGCTTATATACTCGTACTATTTCGGAATATCTAGTGGTCAACCTCCTTCGTTCGCTTTAGCGAACGGGGATGATGGTTTAACCTGGGGAATAAATTCTGTTGAGTCGTATATTGAAGCCGCGAAAGATGTTGGGATCGAAGTAAGAGATGTATCGAGATCCAACGGTAATACGTTGGAATTCTGCTCTCATAAGTATGATCTCCAACAGGGAGTAGCGGAGCTCACGTCTTGGGCAAAAGCGGTTTATCGTATTCTCACGAAACCGGGGATGTCATATGGGGACGCTCTTCAGAGCGCCTACGAGATGAGGTACAACAATGTGTTTCTAGCGGTTGTTCATAGTATTGATGATATGTTTGAACTCCGCGCCGCACAATCGACTAGTGAATAGAGTGTGTGTGTTAGATCAGCCGCAGTATTCAGAGGGTGCGGTAAAACCTTCGACCTAGAAAATTTAAAAGAGTCGGACGAGCGTGTGATTAACGCTACGGATTGCCTCAGCACTTTAGTGTCGAGTCTTTTCAAACCCAGCTTAGTCTTTTCGTCTACGTGCTGTAATGGCTCGCAGACGCCGACGAGGCCGGAAGGCCAAGAAAGGCCAGAGAAACAACCAGGTGATCAGTCGCCCAAGGTACCCAAACACCAACATGAGCGTGCGAGCGAATCCAGCTAGGACTCGCAGCATGGTTCAGAAGGTGTGCTCACTCCTTGATCCATTTTGTGTTCATTCACGAGGATCGGTATGGGGAGGAGACGGTTCTTACGTTACCGTTGCTTATCAAGCACGGGCTGTAGGTTCACTGTCCCTCAGTGCCAATGGCTACGGAGCCATAGCTTTCTTTCCGTCACCAACGATGGATGGGTTTGTGTTTGACACCCCGACTATGTCGGGGTCTCCCGCCCAAAACATCAACGTGGCAGCTATGACATCTGGCGATAGTACCTTTGTTTCTAGTCTCGGACAGATTGACGCCATTAGAGTTGTCTCTGCCGGGATTAGAGTTTGGGATGTCGCCAAGATGACCTCCGTAGGTGGTTGGGTTTGTCTCAATGAGTTTTCCAATCTCAGTTCCTACTTGGCAGCCTCCGGTGGTTTAATAACCGCGGGAGACATGACAGCCTCTCCTGTTTCCGGTTGTTTTGACCGACGTCAGGAAGTTGTCTGGCTCTCACGACCCACTGACCAGGCAGCCTATCAGTTCTCTGACAGTGCTACTTCAACAGATGAAATTAACAATCGTCGAAGTGGAGTTTGCATTTCTGTCTCTGGACCAGCCAGCGAAACTGCCATTTGTTATGAATGGGTTGTTAACTACGAAGTCAAATTGAACGCTGAAACGCTTCTTGGACGCGTAGCTAGACCTGTCCCTGACACTCCTCCTATGAGCCTTGCACGACGTGCAAAGGCTTACATCGAATCAAAGGTGAGTTCAATGTATGGAGGCGCCAAAGAGCAATTTAATCGATTTATCGAAGGAAAAGCTAAAGACGCCCTCATGGACTTAGCAGGACGCGGTATAAGCGGCGCGATAGGCGGCTACTTAGGTGGACCCGGAGGGGCTGTAGCAGCTAGTTCGTCCTACGGGGCGTTAACAAACTACGCGTATAACGCGATAGATGTTGACTAGTTCAACTCAGCCCGACCTGGACATGTCGTTAAACTGTCCCAAGG